GCTGTTTATAAGAGATAAGTGAGGTTTAACATGACTAGCGCGGTTAATTTAGGGGCAGGAGCCTGTCCAACTCGTAAAAGTAGTGTTGTACGCATGAAAAAAGGGGGTAAGGTGAAAAGTGGTGGTAAGATCTGTCCCAAGGGGAAGGCGTGGGCTCAACGCACATTTGACACATACCCGTCAGCGTATGCAAACATGGCAGCCTCAAAATATTGTAAAGACCCCAACTACGCTAAGAAATCAAAAGGTAAATAGCTATGATTTCCAAACAAAACAAAGCAAAAGTTAAAAAAGTTGTTAGAGGTCTTAACAAGGCGTCTAAGTTACATGCTGGTCAAGCTAAAACCCTTAAAAGCATGTTAAAAGGCAAAAAGTCAAAGGGTAAGTAATGGGTCAGCTTAAAGAATGGGTGAAGCAAGACTGGGTTAGGATTGGATCAGATGGCTCTATCAAAGGTAAATGTGGTACTTCAAAAGATAAGAGTAACCCTGATCGTTGCTTGCCTAGATCTAAAGCTAATAGCTTGTCGAAAAGCGAACGAGCTACAACGGCTCGTAAGAAGAAGCGGGCAGGATCTAAAGGAAAAACTGTTGTCCCTAACACAAAAGCTGCGAAAGTTAGGAAGATGAGCAGAGGTGGCGCAACCACCCCAAAACGTCCTTTTAACGGTAAATCTATTCCGGGGACGGCAGTGGCTCGCGGTTGCGGGGCGGTTATGTCAAATCGTAGGAAAAGAACCAAGGGTTCGGTAAGTCAAGCATAGGAGGCTATAATGGCAAAAGAATTTATGACTATGGAAGAGTATTCAGCAGACCTTGTTGGCGGAAACATGCGGTCTAAAGGCATGGCTAAAGGCGGCGCGGTTGGCATGAAAAAGAAGGGCTACGCTAAAGGCGGTAAGGTCCAGAAAATGGCTGGCGGCGGCATGATGAAGAAAAAAGGTTATGCTAAAGGCGGCGCTGTTGGCATGAAGAAAAAAGGTTACTCAAAGGGCGGTAAGGTAAAGTAATTTGTCTTATCTTCAGAGTAATATACCGCATTTCAAATGTTGGGTGCGAAGGGAATACACCTGTAATCATTTGAAATATCACGGTGAATTTCTTCATGCTATGGCGATTGCCGTTACCACAATGCCCAGCCGGTGTTTGAGTTTTCAGATGATATTCACCGGCTGCGAGGCAGATGGGACGGATGATCCCAACGTCCACGGGGGAGCAATGTGGGCTAGAATGCCTATTACGGCTCTTGTGGGCGATACTCCTTTTGAAGAATGGCCCGAACCTATGCCTGTCCATTTGGCGCAACCTTGGGACTGTATGTCCCATACACACGCAGTTTATCGTTTAGATAGAGCTCATCCTTGCCCGTGGCTTGCTAAGATAGGGCCTGATTTTTTCCCGGCTAAATACTATTTCACGGTAGATTATACCGAAAGTGAGATAGCGGATGACCCCGCCCAGCACAAACAAAGTCACGTTCTAGAACTTTTAGATGCGGGTCCTTACACGGGAAATATTGTTGCGTTGCCTAATAATCGTGTTCGTGTTACGCATCCAGCATGGTTTGAAACAGGGAACGGTCCCCCTGATTTTCTGCCTTCGCAGCATATACACTATTCAAAATCGGATTTAGACTATACAATGGATGTAAATCAGATCTTCGACAACCTGTATGCGGAAGATAAGAAATGACCCTTTCTGGTAGCACAAATTTTGAGTTAGATGTAACCGATTACGTTGAAGAGGCGTTTGAGCGATGCGGGCTTCAAGTTCGCACGGGGTATGACTTAAAGACAGCTAGACGATCATTAAACTTGATGTTAGCGGAATGGGCTAATCGGGGTCTAAATCAGTGGACTATCGCTCAAAGCACTCAGGCGGTCACTTCTGGTACGGGTGATTACACTTTAAGTGCAAACATCATTGATATTCTATCTGTTGTGGTGCGAAGAGAGGGAACCGATTTTGCCTTAACTAGAATGAGTCGGGACGATTATCTAACTATTCCAACAAAAACGACTACCGGTAGACCTAATCAGTTTTTCTTAGATAGGCAGGTCACGCCCGTTTTAAAAGTTTGGCCTGTTCCGGAAAATAGCACAGATGTTCTTATATATGATGCCTTAACTAGAATGGATGACGCGGACGAGTACACTAACACTTTAGATGTTCCGTTTAGGCTGTATCCTTGTTTGGCTGCGGGTTTAGCTTATTACATATCTATTAAAAGAGCCCCGAATAGAGCGCAACTCTTAAAAGCAATGTATGAAGAAGAGTTTGAAAGGGCTATGGCTGAAGACCGGGATAGAGCATCCTTCAATGTTGTGCCGCAGTTCCAGTATTTTAGGACAACATAATGTCACGGTTTGCCTCTGGAAAAGACTCTTATGCTATTTCAGATAGATCTGGCTTTAGGTATAAATACCGTGACATGCGAAAAGAGTGGAACGGATTACTTGTCGGAAAAGATGAATTTGAGGCAAAACAACCGCAATTAGGTCCTTTCCGGAAAGTTTTTGACGCCCAAGCTTTAAAAGACGCCCGCCCACCAGAGCCCGAAACTTTTACTGTTTTAGTGGGTAATCCTCCTTTGGAAGACCCTAATATGGCGTTTGTAAAGGCTTCAGCGCAAGTTGGTCAGGTAACAGTGAATTTACCTACGGCAACGCCGTCTACGGCCACTCCTACGGGTCTTAGCGCAACAGCAAGTGTAGGTGCCGTTGCGGCCTCTGGAACAGGCACCGTTATAGCTGCTACATACACTGTTACAGTTGCTTCTTATCTTGGAGCTAATAAATATTATATTGATGGAGTTAGACAAGATACCGTCAGTTTGTCGGAGGGTAGCACATATAGATTTGATCAATCTGACAGTAGCAACTCTGGTCATCCTTTAAGACTTTCTGCGACTTCTAACGGCACTTGGGCTGGAGGAACACAGTACACGACAGGAGTTACTACTAACGGCACTCCCGGATCTTCAGGGGCTTACACTCAAATAACTGTAGCCGTTGGAGCACCAACCCTGTATTATTATTGCACCAACCACAGTGGTATGGGCGGACAGGCGAACACACCATGAGCTACACAAAAACAACTTTAAAACAAGCTATACAAGATTATGCTGAGAATGACGAAACAACTTTTGTTAATAATCTTGATAACTTCATAAAGAATGCTGAAGAAAAACTGTTAAAAGTAGTGGACTTGGACGTTTTTCGTAAAAACGTGAACGCCGCTATGACTACGGGTAACAGGTTCTTGAGTCAGCCGACAGACTATTTGGCTACTTTTTCTTTGTCTTACAACAACGGCTCCGGCACAAGTCATGTTTTTTTAGAGCAAAAGGACGTGAACTTCTTACAAACTTATTGGACTACACCTACCACCACAGGTGCGCCGCGTTACTATTCTGTTTTTGATGTAGGTAATTTTCTTATAGCCCCTACTCCAAATCAGGATTATGCTGTTGAATTACATTATTACTACCGACCCGCTTCTATTACAGGGGCAACGGGAACGTCGTGGCTTGGGGAAAACGCACCAGATGCGCTTTTATACGGCTCTTTAGTTGAGGCTTATATATTTATGAAAGGAGATCCTAACCTCCTTCAGATGTATAGGCAGCAGTTTGAAGAAGCAGCACTTCGTCTTAAAAATTATGGCGAAGGCGTAGAAAATACCGAAGCTTATCGCGACGGGTTAGTGAGGACTCAGAAGACATGAATGTAGCAATAGTGGCGTTTGGCGGCTCGTTTTCCGAGTACGTCATGTCGCGCATAAACTCGCAGAACTTTGACGAAGTATGGGGTATAAACAGCATAGGGGCCATATTTCATGTAGATAAGACCTTTATGATGGACCCCGCCTCTCGTTTTTTAGATGGTATAAAAGCCGGGAAACAGACGGGAATAGCGCAAGAATTCTTATTAAAGACCCCTAAAAAAGGGCCTATATATTCTTGTTGTTTAGATGAAAGAGTGCCTGAAATAGAGCTATACCCCTTAAAAGAGGTTGTTGGCTCGTTAGGCTTTGCGTACTTTAACAACACGGTGGCTTACGCCCTAGCCTATGCTATTTACAGCGAAAAAGTTTCTAAAATCCACCTGTACGGGATAGATTTTAGTTACAAGCAGAATATAAATTTTGCGGAAGCGGGCCGTGCTTGTTGTGAGTTTTGGTGCGCTATAGCCCTTTCAAAGGGCATAAAGATAGAGATAGCTCAAAATTCAGGGTTTATGGACACTAACGTACCAGAAAATGAAAAGCTGTACGGCTACCATCGTTTAGAGGATCCTCTTGTTCAGACAATAAAAGACGGAAATCTGATTATTGTTCCTCAATCTGAGTATATCAAAGAAGAAAAAGAGACTTTAATGCCGCCAGAGCCGTTAGATAATCCAGTCCTTATCGGGCGACATGATGTGCCGGGAGTATCGTATAATGATTAGTGTACAAACAGGAATAGATGTAGGTACGATTGACGTTACTACGTCAAATGAGGGCGGTCTTTCGTCCGATCAAATAGCTGAAATGGCTCGTAAAAAAATAGTTTATGTGTCAGAGGAGGCTCCGCCTGCTATAAAAGATCAGGCCCAAGCGTTTGCAGGAAGGGTTGAAGACGTGCTACGTTTTTACATAGACTTGGCTAAACGCGAGGAGCGTGGTACTATATGCCAGACTTTGCGTAAGGCGGGTCACGACGACATTGCGGACTTTATTAGGAGACTATAATGGCAATCACTCAAGCAATGTGTACCTCATTTAAAACAGAGCTCCTAACGGGTACACATAATTTCACAAATAGCTCTGGAAACTCTTTTAAACTGGCCTTGTATGCAATCGGAGGTGGGGGAAAATCCAGCACAACCGCTACACTTGGCGCGGCAACCACCGCTTTCACCACAACAGGTGAGGTAGCAAACAGTGGTTCTTATGCCTCTGGTGGCGGTACATTAACTAATGTTACTCCATCAGCTAGTGGCACTACAGCGATCACAGATTTTGCTGATTTAAGCTTTACTACAGCAACAATTACTGCTCGTGGCGCGTTAATCTACAATGACACAAACGCTGATAAAGCGGTTTGTGTGCTTGATTTTGGGTCAAATAAAACTTCAAGTTCCGGCACCTTTACCATTCAATTCCCTACAGCGGACGCTTCAAA